GTAGAACTCTTCCTGGAAGTTTTTCATCCCTGCCTGGAGGTACGCAATGCACAAATACCCTTCCGCCTGCCCGAAGAGATGGGAGAAGAAAGAGGTGTGAATTTGCACTTACCATCCCTCTCGGACTATAGGAAGTGAGGGCACCTGTATCAGACTTACAAGTACGGTTCCAAAACGTGGACATTGGCCTGTACTAAGCTGGGCCGGTCGTTTAAGGTTCGCCAGCCGTGTAAGCGAACCCCGCTCACTTCAGGACGGTTACGGCAGGAGGGAGCCAGCCTTCTTCGTAGTGCTCTTGGCACTGCCGCCGAGAGTCATGCCCTCAGTCCAGGCCTTGATACCCTGAACCTCGTTGCGCTTGTCGTACTCCTGGCCGTCAGCGCCCTTGGAGGCAGGCTTGATACGGACGGCTACGACCACATCGCGGCCGATCAGGTCATCGCTATCGGGCAGCTCGAAGTCACCCTCCTTGATGTTGTACCCGAGAGCCTTCATCAGCTGCGACAGGGTGTAGAGCGCCGGCGAGAAGAGCATGCAGTTCGTCCAGAGCTTGCGGTCCTCGTACTGACCATCCTGAACCGTGAACTGGATGCCCCAGTAAGGCTTGCCCGGGTTCTTGCTGTTGTCGCCACACTCGCGGTCTTCCACGTCAGTGATCTTCACGTGGTACTCACCGCGAGGGAGCAGCTCGACGGAGCGAGCCTCGGAAGAGGCCTCCTCCGAAGAGAAATTGACCTTCAGTCCCATTTTTGTTTCCTCAGTTTAGACGTTGACTGTTTCGTTGTTGATGTATTTCATGATCTCCGCCATGGTCGGTTCGACGATGACCTGCGGAAGCTTGCCTGTACGGTCCTTGGCTGTGCACGTGTCCGTAGCCTGTGAGAGCAGGAGGTGTGCCTGCTTGGTCTCGTTGTCGATCTCCATCTCGCGCATGTACATGAAGACGACGATGTCCAGGAACGCTGCAACTTCCTTCTTCAGCTTCCCAGAAAGGTGAGGCTCCTTGACGGTGAGACCTGTCTTGTTGTCCTTCTCGGAAACCATTAGTGCCGTGAAGATCGTGTTCATCTTCAGGTCTCGGAAGGCTCGAACGAACTTTCGCATCTGTTCGAGGTTGATGCCCCACTCACGCATCGAAGGAACGTCAACGTCGCGGTCTTCGTTCTTGTCGATCACGCCCTGCATGACGTTGTACATGTTGAACTTCTGAACTTCAGTCAGCGAGTCCAGAACGACAGTCTTGTACTTGTGGTTTCCAGCGTACAGTTCGTCGTAGACGTCCTGCACATCCTTCCATGAAGTCACACGAACCGTATCACAGTTGGGATGGGAGTGCTTGAGCGTCTCGGTTCCACCTTCGAAGTCCACAACTAGTACAGATCGCATTTCAGGCACAGCATCGGCCGAACCAGCGAGCCGCGTCTTACCGACACCGCTGTCGCCGTAGATCAGGATGTTCAGGTTCGATTCGCGCTGGCCTGCCTTAACGACCTTGAGGCCCGCAAACGAAGAAGGGGTTAAAAGCTCAGACACAGTACGCTCCGTACGTGAAGACGATGACTAAAGTCAGAACACACACCAGGCAGTAAAGGCGGTAGATCACTCGTTACCCTTGGACTCCGTACTCGGCTGCTTGTCTTCCCAGTAGTGGTATCGACGCTTGTCGAACATCGTTGACAGCGTATAAAGGTGGTCCTCGCCCTGGTTCATGCCAATGCATGGCTGACGGAAAGCACACGTGTTACACCCGAAGCGACCTGCGTTGGGGTAGATTAGCAAGTCGGGGTTAGTCATGTCTAACGCTTCGTAGTAGATGTTCCAAGCAGCTTGCTTCAGCTCAGTCTCGTTCCTGTGGATAGTGTGCCGCTGATGGAAGATACCGCCGTTCTCCTCCAGCCATGCCAGGAACTCATCGTAGCAACCCATCACGTAGGCGCCGTTGTCATTCTCTTCGACCGTCTTCTTGTACAAGTCGAAGTTGGTATTCTGATTCTTGGATACACTGTACAGGCATCCAAGTCGTCGCCGCGACAGGGGTTCCGGCGCTTCGGGGAAGCCCTTCTTCTGTTCATGGTAGATGAAGCCTGCGATACGAATTCCGATACTCCACAGGGCCCAGCAGTAGCGGGTGACCTGGTCATCGATAAGCAAGAACTCGTCACGATCGCCTGCGAGTTGTGCAGCAGTCTTCCAGTCCACAACCCAGTAACGACCATCTACGCCTTCGAAGATGGCGTCGATACGACCACCGTAAGTGACAGGCAGGCCCTTCCACTCAGGACCGCCGTTGCCATAGGCTTTCTTGTCGACATCGAAACCCAGTGTACTGTTGTAGTGATACCACCGAGTCCAGCAGGTGTTGCATTTACACCAGAGCTGCTCGTCAGTGTCCGGATTACTAATCGGAACTTCGAAGGCGATTTCGACCTTGCGAGGAATCAGATCCTTGTCAAGTTCGGGTGAGACCTCTTCGGCGTGGTATCGAATCATACCCTCGCCCAGAGCCATACGCTCTTCGTAGTCCTGTTTGATCTCCGAGGCGACATCTCGCAGGGTGATGTTGTTCTTGTCGCAGTACTCGTCAAGCTGGTGTTGGCACTTACTACGGAAGGCTTGGATAGCCAGTTCCGTAACTACGTCTCGCGGCCTGTCCCAGAGCTCAGGGGAATAGAACTTCTCCATGGCTACGTGGTAGGCGGTACCGAACTCGAGCGGCTTGGCAGTCGTACGGGGGTACCAGAACTCGCGGAAGATCCAGTTCCACCTGCGTCGACATCCGCGGAAGGACTTCGACTCGCTGGTGTGCAACGAGTGCACCAGCTTTGCGTCGATGTAGTCCTGAACAGTCAGGAGCATGTGCGCTCGAACCTTTCACTTGGTTCACTGACTTACATATCTATTATATAGGGTCTCATCAGGGGAAATCAACGGTGACTTTTATGTCACTTAACCCCTGTCAAAATATGTAACCGCGGAGAGAAGTTCATGCCCAACTTGAGAACGGTGGGCAGGATCAGGCGAGTGCTGTTGTCGGTGTCCTGTGGCGTCTGCCCAGCAGGCATGATCCAGAAGTCATCTTCGAACAGGTCCAGTTCCTTTCGAAGAGCGTTCGCCTCGAGAACGTCCTCGGGCATCTCGCAGACGATCTTGAAGCACGCCTTGTCCAGCTTGGCGTAGCTAGCGAACTGCTTCAGGACAGGCATCTTGATCCGCTTCGATGCTTCGTCCACCGAGGACACAAGCGCGGATGTGATCTTGGGTGAGACGGAGAAGTGCTTGATCAGGTCGACGATCTCCGATCGAACCAGACGTGTACCGTTGGTCTCGATGTGGACGCTGTAATTGCGCTTGACCAGTCCTCTGAGCAGATGACGGAAGCCTGCTCTATCCTGGTGCATCAATGGCTCACCGCCGGAGATGACTACAACGTTCTGAAACCCCTCCAGAGCTTCGACACGCTCCAGGATCTCGTCGGCTTCGGTAGCCGGGTTTTCCTTCTTCAGGTCGTAGTGATCCTTGTCCCATGTCTGCTTGGTGTCACACTGGAAGCAGTGCAGATTGCAGAGTCCCAGGCGGATGAAGTTCACGACCCGGCCCATGTACGGACCTTCGCCCTGGATCGTTGGACCGAAGACGTCATTGAGCGGGAGCTTGAGGTCCACAGGACTCCTAGTCAGGGAAGAAGCGGATGTTCAGGTAAGAGGAACGAATGATCTGCACCGACATGTCATCGTGCAAGATCTGAATGTACTGCAGTGCACCAGTCTGGTCGACGGTGATGTCGTGGTCCTTGCAGTGGAATCGGTTCTCTTCCTCTTGCAAGGAGCCATTCTGGTAGCTGATGTGCATGGTGCCAGGAGTAGCAGGACCGTTGTGCTTCCTCAGGGAAGGATCCTCGTACCTGGCTTGGGGTCCGTACTGCTTGGTGGCTTCTCCAAAGAATCCCATACTTCCGCCTTCCTGAATACCCAGACCTTACGGCCTCTACTTGTGTGAAAGTCTACCCAAAACTTGAGGTCCTCTTCAGTGTCTGCAAAGGCCTGCCCGCCACGCTCTTCGAACCAGATAGCGATGGCGTCATCGTGCTTACTCACCGTGTCTCCGCCCAGTAGATGAATCCTAGGCCCACGAGAATGAAGACGACAGTGCCGACGATGATCCAGTCCATAGGTGTCATTGCTGCCTCACTAAACTAAAATCGCCGTCACCCCGATACTCAGGTGCCTGTGGAGTCCTTTCCAGAAGGTTCCGCCCGAGTGCCGTAAACCAGTGTTCGCCACGAGCCCATGCGCGAGTCGGCTTACCACAGGTACTGTGAACCCACCAGCCGTACTTCTTACCGCGAGTGAATCCACGACCTCCCTTACCTACAGTGCAGTCACAGAACTTCGTCGGCATCTGGTAGACCGCACGAACCTCAGGAGCGAAGTGCGTCAGAGTGCCCATCTCGTATGCGTTAGCACCGACGATACCCGTCTCCTGACAGGCCTCGACGAACTCGTCGGCCTTCTCGTTGTCGTCGAAGGCAAGCAGAACGTACCTAGCCACGCTTCACCAACTCTTCCTGCATCTTCGTAAGAGAGTCGCAGCAGTAGATGACCTCGTCAGGTGCAACGGCATCCCAGTTACCGTTCTTGACACTCTGACAGAACTCGTCACCCTCTTCGTCCCTGTTAAAGGACACCAGAATGTACCTAGTCACAGATGCCCTCCTCTGTCACTATCATGAAGTTGTATTGCCTGCGCACAGGCTCACCGAGGAGGGTGTAGTACTGCCCGAGACCGTTGAATTGGATGTCGTAGTAGTCGCCACGTTCGACGATGTCGGCCAGGTCACGAAGCATCTTGGCGGCGTTCTCACTAACTGCCTTGCAAGCTTCGGAATTGTTCTTGCGCATGCTCATTACAAAAGGCCTGCTTCCTGCAGCATCGGCGTCAGGAACGGGTTGTTGTAGGCGAGCTTCTCGTACTGCGACCTACTGCCGTCCTTCAGCTTGCGGCCGTCGTGCCAGTTGGCGCGGTTGTCCCACTCCATGTAGAGGATGGTACCGAAGATGAGCGACGCAAGTACAATGGCCAATGCAATCATATCAGCCCCACTCCTCGAACTCGACCTCGACGGTGTCCTGGTAGTTCTTCTCCTCGTCGCACTGCTGCTTGACCAGGTCAGCAAGCTCGTCAGCGTGCTTCGCGAAGTAGGCGTAGACGGCGTCCTCGACATCCTCCTCGGCAGGATCGTCGACTACGCTATTGACGTCGATTCCCACCTCGTCGGTGTCGATCGTGATCTGCGCCAGGATACGAACCTTAGGCACTACTGGACTCCCTTTCCGAAGCGGAAACACTTGGTGTCGTGCTTCTTCAGTTCCATGCCAGGGCATTCGTCGCCCAGACCGTGCATGTGAACCTCGACCTGGTCGTAGTCGCCTTTCTGGATAGAGCTACGACCCTGTACGATGCACTCGTCCTTGTTGACGATCTTATCGTTGAAGATGTAGTACTTCCTGATACGCGGTCCGCTGTTCACAGGCGTCACCGTCTTACGTAGGTGACCAGATCCAACCTGCCTATCCTTTGATGTTTTCATATCTTTATTATATATGAGCACCTAGCGGGTCATCAAGACTCACTTTTAGGGCCGTAAGTGTTCTGCAGCAGTAGCAACTTGTGCCTAATGGACTTGAACTTTTCCTTGTCCTGGTCACTCAGATTTTGCAGTGCGTGCGAAGGGTTAGCTACCGACAGCTTCAGCAGTACTGTCCAGAACTCGAGTGCCTTAGCGTAGTATTCTGTCACAGCTTCCATGTTCGCTACGGGATCGTTGATCACGGCACTCACGCCGATGTAGATGTTCGTCAACAACGACGCGTTGAGCTCACGCTGTTCGGCGTAACCCATTACAACCAACCCTCTTCCTTGGTGAAGTTTGTGTCCTGGTAGTCCATAACGCTGTCGCCCAGGATTTGCTGTAGCCAACCCCATTCCTCCTGGAGCTTCTGGTGCCTACCAAGGTCTACGGTATTCCGAGCCATCAGATCCGTCACCTGAACTGCGTTCTTCTGCCCGACCCTGTGGAGTCTGTCCTCGGCTTGCCGGTTGATCGCCTGCTTCCAGGATCGATCGATGAACACAACATGAGAGGACTTAGTGAGTGTGATACCTACGCCACCCGAAGCGATCGTCCCCGCCATGCACTTGAGTCGACCTGCCTGGAAGTTGATGATCTGGTTCCTGCGAGCTCTTTCGGGAACGTCACCGGTAATGATCCCGTGCGGCATCTTCTCCTTCGCCATGTGCTTGGCAAGCAGGTTAATAGCGGACTTGAATTGGGAGAAGACGACCACAGGCTCGTCGCTGTCTTCGAGCAGGTCCATCACTGCACTGATCTTCACGGAAGGGTCGACGATGTTGTATCGGATTGCGTTAACAACGCGCCACTTCCAGTTGTGCTTCGGATCGAAAGCGCGCTGAGGGTCGTACAGCTCAGTCTCGAGATTCGGATCCCATCGCTTGTTCAGTTCCTTCTTCCGGTAGTTTTCGTGCTCGATGGAACCTACCGCAAACTGTTGTAGCCTGATCAGTCTGGAAATAACTTCAGGTGCAGCTAGAGGAACTTCCTCACCTGAATTACTGTTCACCCAGGTCAGCTGGGACTTACGCATCTGGTCGTAAGCTCTGCGCTGCGCCGGTGTAAGGTCGACCCACATAGTGTTGTAGTACTTGTCAGGAAGGTCCGTGAGAACTTGTTCCTTGCGCCTACGGAGGTAGAAGGGTTCGATCTCCCGGAGCAAGCGATCGGTATTCTTGACACCCGTAATCTTGTGGTAGCCACGAGGATCGACGTCGTACAGCGTGTGTTCCTTGTAGAACCGCCAGTACGAAGTGTACTTCCGGGGCTGGAGCCAGTGTAAAATACTCCACAGGTCGTAGGGCTTGGAGTCAGCGGGAGTGCCTGAGGCGGCGAATTTGTTCTGCGGGCGCATCATCTTGAGTGCCCGTGTCATCTGCGACTTACGACTCTTGGCCCTGTGGCATTCGTCGGCGATGACCGTGAACCATTCAGTGCGTGCCAGCTCATTCTGAAGCAGACGAAGTGCATCCCAGTGAATGAGGTAGATCTGGTAGTCCTGCTTCAAGGCTT